GATAATATAGGTACTGGTTGCCAGTCTAAATTAAGATAAGACAAATCACCATTAATAGATAATTCATCTTTATATTTCTGTACACTTTGTTCGCCACGAGCATATAATCTTAATTGGTGAAATTGATTCCAATTAGTTAAATATCTATTACCTGTAGTTCTTCCTGAACGAAACCACTCATATTCAATAGCCATTGCAACCTGACTTCCGTATTCAATACTTGCTTTTTCAGCATCACTCACTACTTGACTAGGGAAAGCACTATTGGTATTAGTATATATATTCATTAATTTATAATTTTTGATAAAGTTCCTTTGTTGTTGTATCTTTTTATACCTAGATCAACTGGTTTTAATTTAATTTTATTGTTTGGAGCGTACCTATGCTTATTACAAGCCATCAATGCTAACCCAGAACTAATAGACGCATCATGTGACGTTCTATTATTTATATTAAACCTAGACCAATCTTCTAGAGTTCTTTGAAAATACATATCTCCATATCCTGTTTCTTTTAAACCAACAAATGTTTCTACATATGTTTCTATGGCAGACGCGTGAGCTTGTTTTATATCTTCACTTGAATTAGGTATACCACCTATTTCTCTTTCTGTTACTGATAATTTATTTCTTTTTTTATCTGGCCTGTTCATTGCAAAACCTCTATAACCTCTACGTTTAAAGTAATAAAGTAATCTTGGTTTATTGTTTTCTGCTAATATTGGCATACCATAAAATACGCAAGCCATAAGTACGTCTTCAAAAAATATTTCAGCTGTTTGTGGACGAGCGATATATTCTAAGAAAAAATGATTTGGCGGAACTTCTTCCATGCTAAACTTAGTTAAACCATGTAAAGAACCGTTTGATCCTCTTTTATCTACCGTACCTGATATATCATAAGGATCACATCCAAAAGCACCACAATGTTCATTACCTGGGTAATTAACACCGTTTTTAATAAACCTTTTATTTTGTAGATGAGCTGGAGGAACCCAGGTTATATAAAATCTACCTTGTTTGCTAGGTGCAAATATAACTCTTGTATCTTTTTCACTATTTTCCCATTGAAAATTACCTTGAGTAATAGATACTGAGTTTTTTAAATCTTCATTAAAATCTATTTGTTGATATATCTTAGTTAAATTAAATAAAGACATTTTAGACTCGTCTCTAAAAGCGTGTTTAGTTGTACGAGGAAACTGTCTATAAAATTCATTTAATCCATCTTGATCATCTTTAAGACCTTCTACCTCATTATCCCAGTATTCAATAACCCCAAGTTTGATTGGCGTTCCATGAGGTCCAAACAATGGTTTTTGTGGTGTTTCGAAGACAGGCATGCCATAAGAATCAATGTATCCCTCGTAATTCCATTCCATAGGAATGAACAAAGAATATAGTCCTGAACGAGTTTGTCCATTGGCATTTCTTTTTGTAACATCTGAGTCATCATATAATTTTTTAAAATTTCTACCACCTTTGTCTAAAGCATTCGATGTTGATCCCATCATACATTTACCTATAATTCTAGAACCTAACCTTAATGTTGTTTTGGTAACACGCCAGTTGTTTTCTATATTGTTAGGTCTTTCCCATTTACCCGATTCATCATGTACTAATAATTTTAATTTCTCACCATCATAAGCATTGTCTCCAGTATTTTTCCAATCAATAGTTGTATCAAGTCCTGTTAGATCTTCTTGTTTGTCTGTAGAAACTATAGACCTTCTTGTAAACTTAGAAGCTGGCACACGATATGCTAGCTCTGTTTTAGGTCGATCCATACCATCTTGTATTGGTTTAAAAAAGAAAGGATAATTAACTGATATTGGCACGACTTTATCTGTGAACATCTTTTTAGCATCAGCACCTGATTTTGATAGTATACCAAAACGAGCATCACTAGATATTGTAGCCATGTTAACAGTTTCACCAGAAGCCATAAATGAAAAACCAGATCGTCTATTTTTAAGATAACACATACCATAGCTTCTGTGATCAGCTCTGCATGCTTCCCAAAATATAAAAAACAATCTATTTGATTCTCTAAAGTCTGGTTGGCCAACATCAATTTTTGACCACTGCAAATACATATAATGAGTACCTGTTAAATATGTAGGTATATCTTTATTTATATACCAAAAACCTTCTTCACGTCTTTTAAATTCAGTATCAATATAATCGTACCATGTCTCTTTAAAGTCTTCAGGGTATTCTCTCCAGTCAAATACTGTTTTTATTCTACTTAATATCTTAGGATAATCAAATCTAGTCCATTTGTTTTCTTCAAACTTATGAACATTGTTTTGTTTAGGTAAAGCTATTTTAAGATTTTGTATTTCATAAACCTCTCCAATTTGCCCAGTCTTAGATATAACAACCATATCATGTTCTTCGTTATATCCATATTCCCATTTATTATACCTATTCATTCTTTTAAGAACTTTAGGCTTTACATGGTCTTTTATTATTTTATATAAAGTTTGCTTATACATTATTTAGATCTCCCTTCAGCAAAACCACGAAACGTAGTTTCTTTTTTAACTTCTTTAGGTTTTTCTTCTAACATATTTTTTTCTTCTTCAATACGGTTAAGTATTTCAAAACAATCAAATATAGCTAGCTTTTTTGTAGCTGCTGCGTTTTTAAGTCTATCAGCTGATATGTCATCGTCTGAATCTACTATAGGTTCTTTCGCAACCTTAATTAATTCCTCAACTGCTATTTGCCCAGCTTGGATTATATTCAACTTCGTTTCCTTCGTATTCATATTTTATAACAATATCATTTGATTTCATACAATATAAACGCTCATTTTCAACTAAAAACTCCCATTCACCGTTAGGTGTATAACCTACAAGGTCTCCCTGGTTAATTTCTAGCGCTTCTAATGAACTATTGCCATATTTTAATATACCAATAAGCTTTTGCTCTTTATCTAACGTTAAACTGTCATTGTCTTTTATAGGTTTTATAAAACACCTATCACCAAAACTATGCCAACCTTTTTTATTTTTATATAAATACACTTGGTCAATAGCACAAAAATAAAGATCATCTTTAAAATAAGATCTGCTTTTTTTCTTTTTACCTTTCATGTCATAGAAAGTTCTAAAAACGTTTTGATGTATAACAACTATATCTCCTTTTTTAATTTTACTATTAAAAGCTAAAGGAGTTTCTATTACAGTAGCTAGTCTATTTACAAACTTCCAGTTTTCTATTTTTGTATTAACAACAACGTCTACTCCAGATATTTTAACTGTGTTACTATACTTGTCACCTAACGGTTGTATAATAAAATCGTATATGCTTTTCATTAATAGTTAAGATCATACTCAACGGATATAGCCATGTTAGAGTTAAACTTTTTCCATGGCAATACCTCGTTGTTTTTCTTTATGTGTATGTTATAAGAGTTATCAGAGTCTTCAAATAAAATATGAGAAATTTCATGACCTCCATAAACCTCTTGGCCTACAGAGTAATGCATTGCATCATTTTTATAATCAGATCCAATACTAATCTTTCTTATATTATTTTGCATCTTCTTTTTCAATGTCTGTGTAAGTACCGTCTTTAAGATCAATATTTACTTGGCCATATTCTTCTTCTAATTCTTTTTTAGTTTCTTCAATAACTTTAGAAAGATCATTTATTTTTTGATGTATGTTTACTTTTTGTACATCTAAAACACCTAGTGATCTAAGCATTTCGCTTAGCTCTACTTGTTGCTTGTTAACAGTTTCTAACTGCTCTTTGCTGATCATTTTTTTTGCTTCTTCCATAATTTAATTTAATTTAATTTATTAATATTCACTTATTTATATAGTCACCTATATATTACTTATTTACATATAATAACATCAGCCTCAGTTACTCCTGTGCCTAGGGATGTTATAAAGTCTACAGCTACTGGTAAAAACGATCCAGCTTGTACACTTTCAAATGTTATTGATTGTGCTGCAACTGGCACGCCATCATTTACAGCAGTTATAACAGCTGTTGCGCCTCCAGCACCACCACCTGCTTCTACTACAGTAATAATGTCACCAGGATTATAACCAGATCCAGCAGCTGCAATAGCTAAAGATTGTATAACTCCACCTGTTTGTGTTATAACTACAGTTAAACCTTGAGCCATATTGTTAGAACATGTTGTTGCTGCGGTTACAGTACTATAATCAGCACCTCCTGATGTTAAATTTAATGAATTAACAGAAGCTAAACTTGTTCCTGCTACAATAACATTTATATTACCTGTAGCACCCATATATAATACAGAGCTATTTAAATTATTACCTAAAACACCTGTTTGGTTTTCAAAAATCCAAGCTGGTTTACCATTTGGAGTTCCTACTAAACCTGTTGAACGCATTGCTTTACCAGCTATACCGTCACTTATTGGAAATTTACCCATTTTTTTATTTTTATTGTTTACTTATTGTTTTAAATTTTTCTACACCACGTGAACCAAAATAGGCTACATATACTGTCGCGGTTAATGTTTTTAATAAACTTATCCATTCTTGTTCTACTGTAAATGATAATGACTCATGACTATCAACCCATATAAAAGCTACAGTCATTACAGTTAAAAATATCAAAGACATTGGACGAGTATTTTTACTAAGCCACGAATCTGATTTCATATCGCTAGCCCAGCGTTTTGAGATTTCTTGCATCTCTACCATATCTTGCTCTAAAAGTTTAAGAGCTTTTTCTTTGTCCTCTGCAGGTAGCACAGGATCTTTGTGTATAAGGTTTTTTACTAAACCAAAAACCCCAGCATCAGGTAATACATCACCAGCTAGGTCTAATATTCCAGGAGCAGCTTTACTTAAAAACTGTCCCACTTTAGTTTGATTAAATTTTTTTTTCATGCTTTTTTATATGCTTCAGCTTCCCATGGTAGGTCTTTAGCACCTTCTGCCATATCAGCTCTTGAATATGTTTTACCTTTCCAATAAACGTTTTCATCATCATAATCTAAATCACCTCTTTTCATTTGGTCTATATGTATCATTTCATGATCTATAACTTTTTGACACTCTGAAGGATCTAATTTATTGTTTAATATAATAGTTCCATTATTATTAGCCTTACCCATAACTCCATCTTCCATTGGTACATTGTAAACAGGTACGCTACTTGTATTGTATGGAGGGTTGTTTAATTTAAAAGCCATATTATTTTTTATAAGGTAGTAATTTGTTTAAAGCATCCCTACGACTTTGACAGCCGCAGGGAATGTTTAAACCTTTTGATACATTATCAACCAGTTTTTTGATACCAGAAGCTTTAGTAAACTTCTCTATGTCATCTCCTAATCCTCTAGATCTCATGCTGATTATTATGCGAATGTAGCAGTTCTCCAGTACATTTGAACTGGTGTAGCAGCTTGGTCAAGTCCTAATTGAGCTGAAGCTACAACCCCACCTGGATTAGCAGTCATTGCAGAACGGATAGCTGAAACAATAGGATTGTTTTGTCCATTTACAATTGTTGGATTTGCAGCAGCTGAAATACTAGTAGACACTGTTAAAGTTAAAGTTTTGTAACCTGCAGCTTGAGCAGCTCTTCCAGTTAAACCAATTACAGCTGTTTTAGCATTAGCTCCTGTTGCTCCTGTTGCAACTACTGAAGTAATATCTTCTAAGTTTACTAAGATATTTTCTGTTGGTCCTAGTGGTTGTGCAGCAGCTGAGTTTCTTACGCTGAATTTAATAAATTTTGCCATTTTGTTTGTGTTTGTGTTTGTGTTTGTGTTTGTGTTTTGCGAGTTTTATACAGTTCTCTACTGTTATTTGTGAGCAGGTCCACAATGCTTGATAGGCGATAGTCTTGACATATCACAGCAGTGTTTAGACATCCATGATCCGTCTCTTCCTCCGCTAGCGTCTTTAGCTACTGGATTGTCGTTCATTAGATTGCTTTTTTCTTGTTTGATTGACTCCATTTTTTTTATATTTATTAGTTAGTTATTGTTATTGTGAATCTTTTAATGCTTTTTCAGTTGGATAATTCTTGTCTCCAGGTTTAGCTGGTGATTCTCCTCTTTTTCTTTTTGCGTGAATATTATCCCATAAACCTTTTTTTTGAGCCGGTGAACCGTGCTCTTTTTTTCCTCTTGGACTTTGTAAATGAGCTTCGTATTCACTATTACTCATTTTATGTTCTTTTCTATCACCCATCATTTTGTTTGGAGAACTATGCATTTCCATGTGTCTTTCATAACCTGTTTTTCCACTTGCTGGCATAGGTCTATCTTGAGAAAACTTCGCTAATTCTTCATGACTCATTCCTTCTACTTTATTTTTAGCTGGTGAACCATGATGTTCTTTATCATATTTCATATCACCTGCTAATTTAGATATATGCTTTTCATCAGCAGTCATAGATTCATCACTATGATTATGCTTGTTATCATAGTTAATATCTCTTTTAAGATAATCAATATGAGCCGCGTCATCTCTTTCAGATGCTTTGTAATTTGATTTTGTTACTTTAGTATCCGCGTGGTTTTTTGACCACTTTGCGTTACCTGTGTATTCTCCGTAATGTCCTTTGTGTCCCATTTTATTTTTCTTCTTTTTCTTCTTTTGGTGGATTATATTGTGAATCATACATCTCTTGCGTGTATAATTGTCCGTCTATCATTTTCCCAATGTTTTTAAAATCTTTTTGTTGTTTATTTTTAGCATCTATAGTTAATCCTGCTGAAGCAACTGCATTAGCTGCGTCTTGTATCATACCAACTTCAGATATATAAGTTTCACCTTTTGGATTATAGTAGCTTCCATGTAACGGAGATGTTGAATAAAAATTAGGTATTTTAAATGCCATAGTTATGCTCTTGCTGCAGCCGCTCTAACTTGATCTTCATCTTCGCGAACTTGTTTTACGTTTTGTTTTTTTGATGTTGTTTTAGCACATTTTTTTCTAGCTTCTCTTATTTGTTTAGCCGTCATGCCAGCGTCTGTAGCTACTTCATAGTCAAACTCAGCAGAACATGGGTCCATTGCTGGTTCTTTTTTAAGAGGTGAAAGCATTTTACTAGGTGAATTAGATTCTATCTTATCTTGTCTAGCTTGCTCCCAACCTGACATTTTACCGTCTTTATTTAAATCTCCTAACATTTTTACAGGATCTTTACCATATGCATGGAATTTTTTTGAAAATGGTGAACTCATATTTTTATTTTTTACAGTTTTTTAATTCTTCTCTAAGACCATCAACTTGATCAGATAAATTATCCCAGTTACGAACTTTTTTATCTTTTTTAGTTAAATCTCTCATTTTTTTTATTTCAGCTTGTTTTTTATTTATTTCATCTTGAATATCTTTACAAGATCTTTTATTTAAAAAAGGAGTTGATTTATCTCCACTAGCATTTCTTTTTAATTGGTCAGCTGTTTTAAGTAGCTTTTTTTCTTTTCTAGCTCTTTTCTTATCAGACATTGGTTCTTTTAATTGCTTAATAGTTTTGTCTAATTTTTTTTCTTTTCTTTCTGTGTCTCCTGCTGTAAAAGGTCTATCAGGACTAGAGCTATACAAAGGTGATCCGTAAAAGTTTTTTATTTTAAATGCCATATTATTATAGGTTTTTATCTTTTAGGTGCTAGTTGGTAAGGTTTTAAATTAGACATAAAATTTTCATCTCTTCTTTCAGCATCATCTGTAGGAATAAGTTGCATTTTATTGCTATTAATATCGTAATAAAACTCATTTTTTTCTCTATCATATTCAGCTAGATTTTGTTCAGGAGTAATAGGACCAAGTCTTTCATCGTTTCCTTTAAATTCTCTAACCATATAATCTTGTTTCATTTTATTCCAAGCTGCAACAGCGTTTAAACTATCAGGGTCTTGCTCCGCCTCTTTTCTTTCATTATTAAAAGGACTTTTTGCTAAAAATGGACTTGAAAAATTGCTCATAATTATTTGTTTTTACAACCGAAGTTATTTGCGTAGTTAGCCATTTTAACAACCTCTTCGCTATATTTATCTTTACTTGACATTACAGATGATGCAGCAGAACAAGCGTCTTTAAAACCGTTCTTTTTAGCCCATGCTGTAAATTTACCTTTATTCTCAGGTTTAATTTCAGGAAATCCTTCTTTATAAAATGGAGATCTCATTATATTTTACCTTGTGCTTTTAACACTGGATTCATACCACCACCTTTTACAGGTGCTTTTAATACTTCCATGCCAGTTATACCTGAACTTGAACCCATACCATGTGCTCTACCTACTTGATTTAAAGGTCCGTCCCATACGTGAGATTCACCTACTATACCTACTTTAGTTCCAGGTTTTAATTTTTCCATTGAAGGATCATATTTTCCGTGATGCATAATTTTTATTTTTATTTATTTTTTTTTAATTTACAACTTCCTTTATATTTTCTAACTTTAGCTAAAGCGCTTCCATCTACAACATTATCGTCTCCACCCATCATTGTTTCTTCAGCTTGCATTGGATCTATAACTGATGGATTTGATAAATCACCACCAGGAGTTTGTATTGTATTATTACCAACAGTATTACCACCACCAGTAAGTGTATCAAGTTTAGAATTTATTTCAGAAATCTGTGACTGAACATCTCCTTGACTATTAGTTCCTCCAAAATTAGTTAAACTATTAGCTGCTATATTTCCTATTCCACCACCCATAGAGCTCATTAAACTTTGCTGTCTTGCTTGGTATGCAGCTCTTTCAGCTGGATTCATTGCTGCTAGTTTTGCTTTTCTTCTTTTTCTTCTTCTTCTACTTCCGAAAAGTTTTAATGGACTGTTGCTCATCTTTGTTTATCTTTGTTTACGTTATATATAGCTTTTGTCATTACTTTATCTGTATATGTATCTCCAGCTATTAATTTGTTTCTTCTAGCGCTTGTTGGTATATCATCTTCACCTAGCATAATTCTATAAATTCTCATTATAAGTTGTTTACATTTAAATGATACTTTATATATGTTATATTTTTGTGTAGTTCTGTTTCTATGTCTCCACACAGTTATCCAACCGTCTTTTAATAATCTACTCCATCTTCTATTATCCCAACTATAAGAATAAACACCTTGTTCAAAATCATATTTACTAAAAAGATCCATACAGTCTAAATAAATTAAAACCTCTAAATCAGCATCAGTTAAGTCGTTATTTTTACATGCCCACTTTCTAATAATTCTATAATGCTTAAGTAAGTTTAATTCTTTAATGTCACTAGCTACTAATTTCATAAAACAACAACTACGTCTTGTATTTTTATAACGTGATAAGTTTGTTTATCAATTATTATCTTATGACCAGCATGTCTATCAAAGAATATTCTTGAACCTTCGTTTATTCCTTCTATTTCTTCACCTATTGATTTAACATTTGCCTCTACATATCTAATGTCATCTCTATGTGATTCAGCAAGAAGTAAACCACCTTTAGTTTTGGTGGTTCCTTCTTTTGTTTTTTCTATGATTAAATTTCTACCTATTGCCTTCATCTATTCTTAAATTATTGATTACACAATCGGTTGATAATATCGTTGTTGCTACTGAGGCTGCGTTTTGTAATGCGCTTTTAGTAACTAACAGTGGATCTATAATCCCAGCATCAATCATATTTACCATGTTTCCTGTAACTACATCAATACCTTCGTTAGCTTTGTTTGGAGCATCGTTACTCAAGCCAGCGTTACTAAGTATTGTTTTAAAAGGAGATAATATAGCCTCAGAAAGAACTTTACTACCTATATTGATTTTATTTAGTTTTGATGACGCGTTAGCTAAAGCAATTCCACCACCTGGCACTATACCTTCTTTGATAGCAGCTTTAGTTGCGCAAATCGCGTCTTCAACTCTATCGCTTTTTTCTTTTAATTCAATTTCAGAGTTAGCACCTACTTTTACAACAGCTATTTTAGCTGCTAGCATAGCTAGTCTTTTTTCTAATTTAATAACTTCATGAGAAGGGTTGTCTTGTTGTAATTTGTTTTTTATACCCTGTATAATATCCTGTATTTCTTCAGAAGTTTCTTTTACTTGTATTATTGTGTCTGAATGTGATGTAACACTTTTTAAACATGTTCCTAAGTATTCTATTTGGATTAAATCCATATCATCACCTAAGTCTTCATTTACAATAGTAGCTCCTGTTAATAATGACAAATCGTCTAATGTTTGTTTTTTATTAATACCATAAGTTGGAGCGTCGATAACATTTACTTTTACGTTACCTTTCATTTTATTCATAGCTAGAGCTGATAAAACACCTTGTTCTAAATCGCCTATAATAAGCAAAGGTTTGTTGTTTTTTATTACGTACTCTAGCACTGATTGTATTTGCCTAATTGTTTCAACAGGTGATTCAATCAATAATACTAATGGGTTTTCTAACTCAGCAGTTTTATTTTGCTTGTTAGTTATAAAATGAGAATTTGTTAAGCCTTTATCGTATTGAACTCCTTCAATAACTTCTATTTCAGTTTTACCTGATGCAGAAACTTCCATCATAACAACCCCTGTGTTATCTACGGATCTAAAAGCATTAGCAATTATTTCTCCTAATTCTTTATCGTTGTTTGTTGATATTGTAGCTATTTGATCTATCATATTACCAGTAACGTGTACTGCTATAGATTCTAAATATTCAACAACTTCTTGTACAGCTTTATTAATTCCATTTTTAAGTTCTCTAGAATTAGTTTTATCAGAAACCTTATAAGCTTCTTCTAAAATAGCGTGAGCTAATATTGTAGCAGTAGTTGTACCATCACCTGCTTCTTTTACTGTTTTGCGAGCAGCTTCTTTTATAAGTGTAGCGCCCATGTTTTCTACTGGATCTCTCAGTATAATTGAATCAGCTACTGTTACACCGTCTTTTGTTATAACTGGTTTTCCTGTAGCATCTTCTAACATTACACACTTACCGCTAGCTCCTAATGTGGAGCTAACAGCTTGTGTAAGTTTAGTTATACCTTTAAATACATTACCTCTAGCTTCGTCACCGAAGTTAAGGTTTTTGACAATTGCATTTGACATAATTTGATTAGATTTAATTTAATTAATTTTACTTAAAGGTCTTCACGACTTTTGGTCCATTAGCGAACTCTAGTTTTTTAGCATAATGAGCAACTGACGAATCAATAGCTTGTTCTGCTCCTTCTAAAGTTTCACGTCTTGTAACGTCGTGCCAAGTATCTTTATCTTTTTGATCTTGGTGTTCGGTTTGATAGAAACCGTTTGGTAATTGCACAATACGCCAATTTGACTTATCAGCAACGTGCTTCCAAAGGTCTAAGGTTTCTTGTGTAATTTGTGGTTGACTACTCCACGAACTAGTCTGGTAATAAAATGTCATTGGTTTTGGTTTTAAGTTAACATTTGGTTATTGCTCTTCCCGAGCCGGGTATATTTGTATTATCACTTGTTTTATATCATTTTTACTTGTTACGGCGCTATGCAGTCTTGATTGCTTAATTCACCATCTCCATCTATATCAGCATACGCAACACCAAAACTACAATTAGGATCAGCCCAATACCAAGTATCATCTCCACCGTCAAAGAAATCTGTCATTTCAACATTTTCATATACTGTATCACCATCAGTTATACTATACGAAGGATTTATATCTGTATAAGCAAGTATAGTTTGCGTAGGATTAGTTGCGCTATTTTTAAGAACTATTTCAAATCCGCCTTGCACATTGTTTACATACTTTATGTCAGTTTTAGCTACGCTGTTCACAGTGTCAATATCAGCGTTAGGAACATTGTTTACATCACCATCAGTCCAACCAGCAGGTGTTGCTGTAAAGGTTAAATAAGGTATATAACCACTTTGAACACCAGAAGATGTAGATAATACACCTTTATCATCAGTTGTAGACGTTGGTGCGGAGTTAAGATAATCATTATCAGTTTGCACCATAACAACTCTTAATGAACCAGAGCTAGCGTCTGTCATTGCGCCTGAACTAAGCGTTTGCGTATTGTTAGCGTTTGCGTCACTAAAATAAGGTACACCTGTGCTATAAATTGTGCTAAAATCTACGTCTGAATAAAACTCACTTGTAGTAGCGTTGCTAAAACTAGTTCCGCTACCTTGCGCCGTGTGTTTTAAAAGTTTAATTTCTAAACCACCTGAACTTGTATTTGTTGTTGATCTAAAAGTTAAAGTTAAGTTTGTTATAATTTGCCCACTATATGCAGACAAATCAAAAGCCATAAAAAACCTTGATATTCTATATACAGTTCCAGCTTTACCAGTAATACGACTCATATATACACCTGAAGTATATCCAGCGGGTTGATTTGTAGCAAAGTTACCTGTTTGTCTAGCTGTAGTAAAGCTATTACCATAACTACTACCTATTACAGCGTATTTAGTTGCGTTTACTGTTGGCATAGTTTTGTTTTAATCTATTTTAACCCAAGTTTTATCAGGATCAAAGTATATGTAATTAGTACTTGTTGCGTAACCTATTATTCTTACATAATCACCTGTTCCAGTTGGTCTAGTGTTAGAAAAAGCACCAGCTGTATTAGATATATATAAAGGCGCACCAATAGAAAATCCATGACTTGCTTTATAAAAGAAACCTTGTAGTAACATACCAGATGTAGCATTTGATCCTAATGCTATTGCAGCCATAGCTGTTGATTTAGCTTCGCTGTCAGCATCGGCTGTTGTCCAACCACCATCAGTTTTAATAACATATAAAGTACCTGCTGTAGTTGATACTGAAACTGACCATTTAACTATTGTGCCACTACCACTTGCTGTGCTAGCTGTTGGTGTGTCATCTAAAACAATACTAGAGCTTGCGCCTAATACCACGTCCTCATCTAAAGAAACATTACCATTAACAGTTAAACCATTACTGTCTATAATAAGTCTATTTATTCCTGCTGTAGAAAAATTAAGTTCGTCACTCGCGCCCCAATACATACCCGTGTTACTGTCTCCATCTCTACTTATGGATGGACTAGCGTTATTACCTTGTGGTAATGCTATACCATTAACAGTAGTTTCAAACCTTTTAGAGTTATTGTAGTATAGCTCTACTGCTCCATCTCCAATAACCTTAATTCCATCTTCACCATTTGCTGCATATATAAACACGTCATCATAAGCTTGAATTACAATGTCATCATTTAGTGATCTAATATATAAATCACCAGTATTATTTGAATCTATATAACTATGATTACCATCGTGGAATAATTGTAAGTCTTGGTTTTGTCCAAGTTTAATTTTACCACCATTTCCATCCTGCGCCAGCAACAAATCTTTATATACAAATACACCAGGGAAACTTGGCAATAAACCTAAATAATTTTCAGCGCCACTTGATTCGTTTGCTTTAAATATAATAGACTTATCTACAGCATCGTTTGTTATTTCTAACTTACCTACACTATTAACAAAAAATGTATCTGTTGCGTTATGTGTTATATAAGCATCATTAGAACTACCAATTTGTAATTGCACGTTATCATTTAGCCTAACGTTACCGGTCATTGTCCCACCAGCTAGTGGTAGGTAACTAGCTAATCTTGTGGTTGTAGCATCGTATATTTGATTACCAGTTGCTAAAGCAGTTCCACCATTTGTAACAGCTGCAGTAACTATACTTAAAGCTGGAGCTGGTGAACTTTGTGAAACAGTAAGTTGTGATGTAGTAGCAGAACTAACACTTGTAACTGTACCTGAGCCTGAACCTGCTACAGCAGTATCTACGTAGTCTTTATTAGCAGCATCAGTTCCAGCACTTACCGTGTCAATACCCTGTATACGTCCTGTTCCGCCAAGTGAAATATCACCGCCTGTAACGGTTAAATCACCTGTAACAGTAACACCAGAGCTAGTAGTTTCAAACCTTTTACTTCCATTGTGATATATAGAAACAGCACCACCTGAAAGAGCTTCTAAAAAAGTAATAGTATCAGCTCCGTTTTTTAACCTTAAATTAGTTCCTAGTAATTTTAAATCTCCTGTTCCTGTATCTTGTATATAACTATTACTACCATCGTGGTATATTTGAAGGTCTGCTGAATCTCCAAAATATGCTCCTACGTTATCAAAATGTCGTGTTGATTTGAGAAATCTAGTTTCAACTGCCCCACCATCAACTCTAAAATATGTAGCTGTCCCACCACTACCATCGTCTGATTTAAATATAATATCAGAGTCATCTGCATAATTAGTAAATTGAAGAACACCTGTGTAGTTATCTACATAACTTCCTGAGCCATCGTGATATATTTGTAAGTCGCTTGAATTACCAAATAATGCTTTTACGTTATCGTTTAAGAAAATATCTTTAGAAAATACTGTTTTTTCAAAACTACCATCAACTCTAAAATATTCAGCTAAACCACCAGAACCATCATCACTTTGAAATATAATGTCTTTATCATCTGCTTTATTTCTTATATACAAATTACCTGTATCGTTGTCTAGATATGAATGTGTACCGTTATGGAACATACTAAAATCCCCATTTGAACCTGCTTGAAGTTTTACGCTATCATCTGCTCTAAAGTTTGTTGATACTCTTGTTATTGAGCCACTTCCATCTAAATAAAAATATGTAGTTGTACCTCCAGAACCATTGTCAGATTTAAAGATTATATCACTATCATTTGCGTTTTGTACGATGTTTAAATTTCCTGTGTAATTTTGAATATAACTTTGATCTCCTACAGATTGTATTGTTAAATCTTGACTATTACCAAACCTTGCTTCTATGCCGTCGTTAAAGTCTATATCACCAGTCATTGTACCACCTATTAGTGGTAAAAATGTTCCTGAACCAGCACTTGCTACAGCAGTTGTAACAAAAGCTGTTGAAGCTGCTCTATTTGTGTTATCACCAGCTGATCTTGTTCCTACAGCTGGCGTTGATGAAAACGTAGCAAGTCCATTGTCTTCAATGTAAAATCTTCTTGTTGCAGTTGAAGCTGTACCAGAAGAGTTTGTTCCAGTATAAACTTCAAACTGACCGTCAATAAATCTTATGTATGTTTGCCCTTGTGTTGTAGTTTGTCTTCCATAGTAAGGAGAACCAACTATATTCGAACCAATACCAGATCCATTATATGATACACCAGGTTCAGAAGCCCACATATCTATAGAAGCGTTGTTTGAACCGGTCCCACCTCCATTGTAGAATAAATTAGCTCTTGTAGTGCCATGACCGCTAGCTATAGTAAATGATGTAGTAGGTGAGCTAGTTCCAATACCTAGTTCAGCAGTTCCATTATCCCAATATAAATTCGAGCTAGAAGCTATTGCACTTGTACCATTCCAAAAAGCAACTCTACCTGTTGCACCTGTTCCAGTTACTGTACCTTGTGGATTACTAAATGATGTAGTTAAAGTACCACCGTCTTGTTGCGTAAGTGTTAATGTTATTGTAGAAGAACCTGAATCACTAAACGCAGTAATCATGTTATCATATGCAGAGTTAGATTCTGCTGAACCACCACCTGACCAAAGTACGCCACCGCTCGCTGTTAATATATCAGTGCTAGAATTATAAGTTAATCCAGCATCACTAGCTAGTGTATTTGTACCGCTCCAAAATGTTACTCTTCCGTTAACCCCAACACCTGTTAGCGCAGAAGTATTATCAATTTTTTCCCATTTGTCAGTTGCACCAGCTTCTACAAATACAGCCCAATCACCAACTTGCCAATCAGTTTCACCATCTAAGTTTGTGCTACCAGCAACAGATACATTGTAGTAAAAACCAGGTGTACCAGTTCCACTAGCTAAAGTAGGTGAGTTTGTACTTGCGTTCCAGTTACCTTGAAAATTTAAACCAGAAGGTATTGTAGCTATTTGTGCGTCTACGTAACCTTTAGTTGTAAGTGTCGATGAGCCATCGCCAGAACTTGTAGCTGCACCAGCATTAACTTTACCAGCAGAGTTAATATAAACCACGCTATTGCTACCATTTGTTCTAAAATACATCGCATTTACATTATGGTCATAGAATATTTCACCTGCATTAACATCTGCAGCGTCACCAAATGCTATAATCCCGTATCTTTTTCCATTACCTGCTATTGTAATTCCAGCACCATCACTAGCTGAAGCACCTCCTTTTATAACTAAGTCTTCAGCAAAAGAATAACCTTCAGTACCTGGGAAAGACGTTCCTATTCCTAATTTTCCAGATATTGTAACACCGTCGGTAAGAGTATTTAATTTTGTAGAGTTATCATATCTTAATTCTACATATTCGTTTTCTAAACATCTTACCGCCCAAGATCCTGTACCATCTAATAAACCAAAAGATGATGTTGCGCCACCATCTCCATATAAATAACCTTGTATGTGACCATCGTTATCTGTTACTTTTAATCCTCCATCACCACTATCAGCATAAGTTAAACTCACAAAACTTGTACCACCATCATCTCCTAATTTTGTTCCTGAACTAAATTTTAATTCATCTATTCCATCAATATCATTATCACCCATTCCGATACTACCTGACATTGTTCCACCAATAAGCGGTAAGTATGTTCCAGCAGGTGAAACATGAGCATCTACATAAGCTTTATTAGCAGCGTCTGTGCTTGCTGATACTGTATCAATACCTTGTATTCTACCTGTACCACTTAAAGTTATATCACCACCTGAAACAGTTAGATCACCGTCAACAGTTGCATCACCACCAAATCTTGTGTCTCCATCATTTTGTTGTATGTGTAACAATGCTGCATTATTACTAAGGTCAGTAGCTTTTATTGAATCCCTACCTATATATATTCTTCTTGCATCATCTTCTGTTATTATAGTGTTATCAGTACCACTTCCAGATTTATGCACATTAAGCAAACCAGAAGTATTTGTAGTTCCTATACTTACACTACCTTCAAAAATTGCATTTGATGTTGTTCTAAGCGTACCTTCAACATCTAAATTATAGTTAATTCCTGAGTTTTTGTTAATTCCAAGTTTACTGTTAGTTCCATTTGCTATCCAAGAATCATAACTCCCTGATAATCTAGCAAATTCAACACCGCCCGTATAGAATCTATTAAAATTAGATAGATAGTTTATATCATCTCCACTTGCTATAGTTAAATCATTGCTACTATTTGCATGAATATATTGACTTGTGTTGTAAAAATATATTTTTGCAGTAGTCGTCATTGTACCACCAGCTAGTGGTAGATATGTTCCAGCAGGTGAGACGTGAGCATCAACGTAAGCTTTATTCGCGGCATCGGTTGAAGCGGAAACAGTGTCTACCCCTTGTATTCTTCCTGTACCACCTAAAGTAATATCTCCTCCTGAAACTGTTATATCACCTGCAAAAGTTGCGTTTTGTGAAGTATCTAATTCTAAAGCAAGTGTACTACCGTTTGTTCCTAATTTAATACCTTTACCAGATTGACCATATATTAAAGCATAACCTGTGTCCCAAGTTAAATTACCATAGTCAGCGGTATTACCCCATTGAATTGTACCATTGTCTTGAAGCACTATTCTATTACTTTGTTTTATATCACCTGTAAAAGTTGCATCACCACCACTTATATTTAAAACACTTGATGATGTACTATCACCTATACTAGTAACACTACCAGTATGAGTAAACATAGTTTGCCCACCAAAGTTAATTGGCTGGTTATCACTCATATTTATAGAACTACCAAATGTCGCAGCACCTGTAAAAGTAGAAGTTCCAATCACGGCTAAAGTGCCTTTTATGTCATAATTACAATATTGTACTGCCATCTATATTTAGTTTATTTATTAATTAAATTTGATTGAATTTTATTACGATACTTTAGATACTAATACTCTAATGTTCCCAGCAGGGAAAGCGCTTCCAGATACAGCAACTACATTTGTAGAAGTTCTATCTACACAAGCTTGAACTGTTTCTTTTGTAGTATCATCATATAACTGAACAATAACATCGTATGTACCTAAGTTGTGAGTTACGTTACCATATGAAGTTAAAGTTACCGCATAACCGTTTGCAGCGTGTATAACGTCTGCTAATTGGCTTACATCAGCTCTTTTAATTGTTCCAGCATCTGATATTAATAATTCATCAGTAGCAACAACAGTGGTTATAGCTGTTTGACTAGATATAACA